AGCTTAAAAAAGAGCTTGCCGAAAAAGATGATTTGATTAGCTTTATGGCTAAGAAAGTAGACGAGTTATAAAATAGTACACTCCCCGCTACCCATCAGAACAGCGCCCTGCGGAGTGTCATTTAATAGGATTAATGATGATAAATAAATTTAAAACAGTAATAACAGATTTAAGACGATTGAAAATGAATTTAATACCAGCGGCCACGGTTGAGCAAATAAAAAAAGATGAAGGGTTAAGTTTGACCGCTTATCAGTGTTCAGCCAATAAAACTACCATCGGCTATGGGAGGAACCTAGAGGGTAGGGGTATTACCAGTGATGAAGCTGAGTACCTTTTGATGAATGATATCAAGATCACACAAAAAGAGTTAAGGCAAAACTTTGATTGGTTTATTGATATGAACACAGCACGACAGGGTGCTATGGTAAACATGTGTTTTAATCTTGGTATAACTAGGTTTTATGGATTCAAAAAGATGATCAAAGCCGCTAAGATTGGCGATCATGAGGAAATGGCAGAGCAAATGCTTGATAGTAAGTGGGCTAGACAGGTTGGCGCACGGGCTGATAGGTTAGCTAAAGTTGTGCGGACAGGTAAACAGTGAGGTGCTGGTACAGGTGGCTAATCCGTCAGAATTTATGGGTAAAAGGCGTTGATGTTACAGATATCGGGATTAGGCATAGAGATTCAAAGCAAAGAGCCGATGTTTTGAATCCTTACAAATTTGACTGTATTTTACCATCAGCATCAACAGAAGGAACAAAAGACAGAGTAGAAGTAGTTGACAAAATTATAACAAGGTGTGCAAGCCTTTAATTTTGCAGCTCTAAAATGTATAATAAGGCATGAAAAAAGAACCTCGATTACTTGGTAGGCAAGTTTGGTGCTTAGATTGTATAAATCTCAGGCCGCCAATAATAAGGCGTGCTGAGTATTTAATACCGGCACGGCAGAGGCCGTACGACCTCTGCCGTGCCGGAATAGGTATAGACCTGCGCGTTTACGGGGTTTGTAGCGAATGCCTAGAGAAAAAAGAGAGGTTTCAGAGAGATAATGCGCAACCTATGGACATAAACCACAAACACCTTGTTTACAGGTACGCATAAATTATTTATTGTATAAACACACAACAACTAACGGGTAGCAACATGACAGCATTAATAGTTAGCGAATTACTAGCAAAAAAAATAATAAAAAGAACGGTTCAGAATTACATTGTTGAGGGTATTACATTTAGTATTATGGCGCTCGATAAAGAGATGAAGGAAATGGTGGCAGACTGTGAAACGCACGAAGAAATGTGTTTTTACGCTGCTGATAATGGCATTGCCCTCTATGGTGAGCGCTTTGTTGATATGGATGGGTTTAAAGATGATGATTTAATTGATTTATGGGCTGAAGATTTAGGTCATATCGAGTCTGACCCGTGCGTTAAGCAGCGTGTAGGTGAAAAGGTTTGTGAGATTAGCGGATTATCTAGTGTGTTGAATAAAAAGCTTGAAGATGAGCGGGTGTTTAAGCTTGGTGATCATGATGTACCAGGTAGTACAACGCTGGATGGTTTACCAGATGTTACTGATGAAAATTTGACGCAAGAAAGCCTAGATGCAGAAGATACTGTAATTTACGCAAACGCATAACCCAACAAAGAGAGTATTAAAAACATGCAAACACAAGTAAGAACTTTTGAAGCTAACGTTGAGGATAGGGATGAGTGGGTTTTTAAAGGGGCATTTGTTGCGATACATACAGCTTCAGAGTCATCGCAAACCACTTTTGAGTCTAAAGATTGCACTGGCAATTACACACAGGAAGTATCATCACATCTAATTAAGTATAAGGCGCAATTTTGGAAAGATAAGCAAACGCAACTAGACGGCAAGCCCTCACGCGCACTATACAGTAAAACTTTTGTTGATTCTGACGGTGACGAGGTCGCGCTTGATGCAGAGGGTGTGTGGGAGTACAACGAGATTTTTACTGTCGACCTGGAAAATGAGCAAGCTAAGCGTATTTCATCGAATAGTGGCTCATCCAAAGAGGATACTATCTTCAACTTGATTGAGTTCGATCTAAAGCGCCGCGCTGAACAGTAAAAAACCAATAGCCAACTTTGTGTTTGTGAGGTTGGCTATAAAACACAACATAATTCAAGGCTAACGCATGGTTAAACCGAACGATATAAAAGAGGCGGCCAATCCTTTTGCGCAGCTTTGTAAAAAATCACACAAAGTGATCGAGCAAAATATCAAAATAATCGAGCAAAACGAGATAAAAATTACATTGCTAAGCAGGCTTTGCGAATTAAAGGAAAAACAACAAGAGGGTGATGATTCCTTCCGTTCTACGTGGCTCAGGTCTAGCATTAAGAAGTTTTACATCTCGCTAGTAAGTATATTTATAACCGGAGCTGTATTGTGGCTTGATATACTAGAGTTAAACCCTGACAGCAAAATTGTAAAGGCTATAAATACTATGATTGACTATATGTTATATTAAGGTTCTTTTAATGGGTTTATTATCAAAATTATTTGGTAGCGATAAAATAATTGATGCTGGAATCAATGGTATCGACGCAATGGCCTTTACTGATGAAGAGCAATCAACAGCAAAGCTTGCCTTTCTAAAGCTATACGAGCCATTCAAGCTAGCACAGCGCTACATTGCCATGACATTTTGCCCGGCATACATTGCGTGTTGGGTGTTAACGTTTATAATTGAGGTGGTAGATATTTTTACACTCAAAGACTTAAATACTGACACTCTTTATAAGCTGCTAGAGGGTAACGTTTCAACGATGGTTATTTTGATCTTAGGTTTTTACTTTGGCGGTGGTGCTGCTGAAAGTGTAATCAAGAAACTATCTAAATGAAACAATCAAAGGCTAAAGCTGTTAAAATACTAGTGGTTTTGCTTTTAGTGGTAGTCATTTGTGTAGCTGGAATAGCAATTACCACGCCAATAAGTAATTAGGAAATTAAATGATTCGCTCAGTGATTAGGCCAGTTATTCGGCCAGTGATAAGAAGTATAATTTCAGGTGATGGTGGTGCTGTTTACGTTGACCCAGTGCCAGGTTTTTTACTTAAATACCTAATGGACGGTACAGACTCTTCACTAGTTCCGATTATGTCGCCAACAGTGGTTACCGGTATAGACCTGCCAGATTTATTAGCAACTGAATTTAATGGCGTAGATCAATTTTATACAGCTAACGCAGACAGCGCCACAGTAGCAACGATTGGTAGTGGTCCATTTACAATTACATTTAGAATAAAAACATCTATTGCAAGCGCTAGAACAATTATGGAGTTTGGCGACCCCGGTTCATCTTCAGGATTTAAAGTAAATACGCGCGGCGTAGGTGGGCTGACGCTTAAGGTTGACGGAACATCATTGAATTTACTTGATGATAGATTCCTTGATGATGTTTGGTTGCATGTCGCAATAACATCAACAGGTTCGGGTGGGACACTTGAGTACTTTGTAGACTCTATCGCAAACCGAACTACAAGAACACTCCCCACATATACCTTCACAGATACAAATGATTTTATGATAGCTGACACCAATCTACCGGCAATATTAGATGATATACGGATTTATGATTTTGTGCTTACACAAGGTCAAATAACAGCGCTTTACAATAATAACTAGGGTTTTTATGAAATATTACATATGTAACTACGCAGATTACGAAAACTTACCAACTAAGTTGTTTTGTGATCACACCCCTCCACACAAAGAGAGGAAGAGTATTGATGGCACAGAATTTATAGCTAGGTGTAGAGACCACTTACCAACAGATGGCTGCTTGTCTTGGATGAGCGGTAGTGAAGCGCCGATGAACCACGACGAGATTTTAACCGAATTACAAAAACCAGAATGGACAACAGGGGAATAAAAACATGGCAATTATGAGAGAAATAAAAACAGAAGAACCATTTGCTATAGGGGCAACAGAGCAGCAATTCAAAGTTAGTATTGGTACTGGTACGGCATCTATACAGCAACAGGTTGACGATGAAGGCTTTGAAGAGGTAACAGATGGTAATTTTACTACTAGCGCTAATGGAATATTGGGACTTTCAGGATCGCAATTCCAGGTTGTCTTAACGGGGGATGCGAGATTTTTTATGGGTATTTTCAACAATAGACGTTAAATTAATAAACTCTATAAAAATCAACGGCAAGTTCAATGCTCACCGTATGTATAAACGCCTTAATTGGCGTTTTTTATGCTAAGATGTAATTAAATAACGGCAAAAAGACGGCAGATATGGGAATAAAAACTAAAACATCATTTGATAAGGATAAGCAACCGGCAAATAGAGCGCCTAGGGGTAAATCAAAAAAGAATGTGGTTCTAGATGCTTTAAGAGCTAAAGGCGCTTTGGGGTTGCGATCCAACTCAAGCAATGAAAAGGCAGAGGCAGCTTTTTTTGGCGAGATAGTTAATGTCGCGCTAAATGTTGAAGATAGTAACCGTGGTATGTGCTTAAAGTTATTGGCAGATAAAGGATGGGCGAGCATTAAGCCGTCAAGCGAAAAAGTTATATTCCCATTCACTAAAGATGCCGCTCCACATATCCAAGCAGCGCAGGTAATGGATGCTGTATCACAAGGTTTGATTCCGCCAGATATAGGTAATACATTTGTTCAATCTATAAAGGCGCTTATTGACATAGAAGAATTTACCAACCTCAAGGATAGAATAATAGCTTTGGAGGCAGTATTAAATGGTGATGATTCTTGAGTGCGCTCAGCAAAAGGCTGGACATAATAGAGCCTCAGATTTTAGCTCAAAAAGGCATGCTTGAGCATTCGGTTTACGGTATCGTTGACAGAGTTGATAATGTAGATGGTGTGCTTGTTCCTCACTGTATCAGGAAGTACAAGGGAACCATTGGTAATATGGCACCTACCGACGAAGAGCCTACTATTCTACTTATAGAAAAGCTCGAGCCGATGATACTAAAGCATAAAAAGTACAAGTGTATGTTTGGCGGTCGTGGTGGCACTAAATCTCGTATGGCTCAAGATGTAGCTGCTGGGGAGGTCAATAGTCAAGGCTCGAAGATTTACGTGCTTAGGGAAAGGATGAAGTCGCTAAAGGAATCGATATTTGCAGGCATAGAGAAAAGCATAAAAGACCTATCTCTTGCTGGATTTAGGAGTGTACCCAGTCATTGGGAAATAAGACATAAGACCGGCGGCAAGTTTACTTTTGGCGGCATGCAAAACATTATAGACATGAAGGGTGCCTCTAACTACAAGATTTTTTTAATGGAGGAAGCGGCAAAAACAAAGCAATACACTATCGATACACTAGGACCAACATTAAGAGATACCCTAGGTGCGGAACTTTGGTTTTTATGGAATAGCGAAAGCTCCCAAGACCCGATGAGTAAGGAGTTTATAACCCCGTATCAAGCTGAGATAGACAGGGATGGATATTTTGAAGATGAGCACCACTTAATAATCAAAGTTAGCTATAAAGACAATCCGTGGTTTGAGCATGACAGTTCGCTAAGGCAGGAAATAGAAAAAGACCGCATAAAAGTTAAGAAGGGTATTATGAGTCAATCAAGATTTAACTGGATATGGGCAGGTGATTATTGTGATGACGTTGCGTCGTCTGTGATTAAGGAGGATTGGTTTGCGGCGTGTATAGATGCTCATGTTAAACTAGGCATTGATGTGAGGGGCGCAAAGGTTGTCGGTGTTGATCCGTCCGATTCTTCTGGCGGAGATCCGTGCGGTTATGTCGCTAGGCAAGGTATAGTATTTGTCGATGTTGACGAGATAGAGGCGGAGAATGGTAACCGTAAGATGGATGAAGCATGTAAGCGAGCCATTATGTTTGGCACCGACTGTCTTGGCTATGATGCTGACGGCTTAGGGGCTACACTTAGGGATAATGTCGATAAATGCTTTAACGGGAAAAGTACGCAAATCTACGCCTACAAAGGATCTAGTGCCATAGACTCACCAAAAGCGGAGTTTAAGAGCGAAACGGCTGGATTAACAAATAGGGACGCTACGATATTAAATAAAGACGTACTATTTAACAGAAAATCACAGAATATAATATCATTTGCCGACAGGGTGCTTAATACTTACGAAGCGGTTATTCATGGCAAGTATCACGACCCCGATACACTGGTGAGTTTTTGTAGTAAAAGCATAAAGCCCAATATGCTGGAAAAGATAAAAGCAGAGGCGTGTAAGACACCAATAAAGCCAGGTGATACAGTTAAGTTTTACACTAAAGATGAAATGAGAAAGGGTGTTACTATGCCAGACGGCAGTAGGCTTAAAATACCATCGCCAAACCTATTCGATGCGGCTGTGCTTTCTTTTGATAAATCAAGTATAATCGATAAAATAAAAGCAACTGAAGATATTAATTTTGCGTCATTCTACTAAAGGGTTTAACGATGGCAGACGATAAAGACAACGACGAATATTTAAGCTGGATTCAAGAGCTTAAAGATTTCCAACAATCAGACCTAGACCAGCGCCAGCAGGCCAGAGAATCAGATAGATTTTTACTTGATAAAGACGGTCAATGGGAAGAGTCAGTTGCTAGATCTTTGGACTCTCAAAAACGCCCGCGCTACACGTTCGACCAAGTCACTCCTGTTATTGAAAACATCATGGCAGATATTGAAGGTATGGAGTTCGGATCTAATGTTAAGCCGTCCAGTGGTGAAGCAACCAAAGAGCTGGCAAAAACCTATGAGGGTATGATTAGAAGTATTGAAGCTGATTCAGATGCCACTGGTTTATATCGTCATGCTTGCCGTAGAATTATACGCCGTGGTTTTGATGCATGGATAGTTAAGGCTAAATTCAAGGATGAATGGAGCTTTGACCAAGATCTTGTTATTGAGCCAATACCTAACGCTGTCAATCGGGTGTGGACCTCTAACACAGCAACCAAAGCTGATAGCTCAGATAGTGACGTTGCTTATGTTTTAACTTCAATGAGCCCTGAAGATTACAAGAAACAATTCCCTGAAGGTAAAGGAATTAGCATTGATGATTCAGATTTAGGGGAAAATTGGGAAGAGTACCGCCCTGAAGTGATAACTTTTGGTGAACGGTATTACAAAAAAGAAACTACGCGCGAAGTATGTCAATTATCTAACGGCGAAATTGTAGAAAAGACCGACGACTTTAAAAGGGTAGTTGATGAGTATGCGACTCAAGGTGTAACTGTTGTTCGCGAGAAGAAAGTAAAAGACTTTAAGATCTATCACAGATTTTTTGATGGTGGCGGAATGCTATCAAAAGAACGCGAGACAGTATTTAGGACACTTCCCGTTGTAACTATTTACGGTAATCACGAGTTAATGGGTGAGAGCTCAAAAATAACCTACTCAGGCATTACGCTAAAAGAAATGGATTACCAGCGTGTATTTAACTATGCCAAGTCACGCGAGATTGAAGAGGGTGCATTAGCCCCACGTAAAAAACTTGTGATGACCAAGAAAATGGCTAAGGGCAACGAGCAGCAATTAGCCGCGTTAAACGTTAGTGCTGACCCTGTTTTATTTGTAGGAGGCGCACAAGTTAACCCCAACCTAGCAAACTTGGCTAATGATATGGCAATGGGTATGCAAGTTACAGGTGGTACGAATAATGCCATGAACGGGCAATATGCGGCTAGAATGTCAGAAGAAGCATTGCGCATGCAGATTGACCGAGGCACGGGCGCAACTCGCAAATGGGTTAACTCTTTAGCTAATGGTATTCGT